GAGGCTCGCAGCCTTGAGGAGGCAGTAGACGTCCCCGCCGATGAACTTCAGGCAAAACAGGAGGCCATCATCGCAGAAATCGAGAAGATCGATGCTTCGATCAGGTACCTGCTCAAGCTCCTCAATCTTGAGGAGGAGGCTAAGGAGCTTCAGGCTGAGGTAACCGACGAGGCAGCTGAGGAAACCCCCGAGCCGGTAGTTGCTCCCTCCGAAGAGCCGCGGTCCCGCGCGAAGGACAAGTCGCTTGAGATCCGCTCCGCGTTCCGCGAGTGGCTCTTTAATCCGCGCAATGTTCGCGCGGAAGAAATCCTTAGGACCGAAACCCGCGGTGCTCCCACTCCCGTCACTCCCCAGTCTGGGGCTGCGTTGATCCCCACCTACGTCCTGAATGAGATTGCGAGCAAGATCAACCAGACCGTCTGGATTCGCCAGCTTGCCAGCGTCAAGACGATCCGGGGCCAGACCAACGTTCCTGTTGCGAGTGGCGCCGTCGAGTTCGACGTGGTTCCTCCCGGCGGCGAGTATCCGCAAGTCAAGGTTGACTTCGAGGGACCGATGCTGCGCGTGCTCAAGATCGGTGGCATCGCATCCTTCTTGGTCGAGACTCTTAAACTTGCCGTAGAAGACGAGGCGTTCAATTTCGAGGATGAGTTCGTCGCTGTTGTTGTCGAGGCCCTCCGCGATGCTGAGGAGCGAGTATTCCTCACTGGAACCGGCCAGTATTCTCCGCGCGGTCTGATCCCCTCCACTCCCGTTCGCGTCAATGTTTCTGGCGCATGGGGTGTTGAGGATATCATTGCTCTACAGGAGAGCATTCCGGAGCACCACCAGGCCAACGCGGTCTGGATCATGTCCCAGACCACCCGTGGACAACTCCGGGCACTTGAGGGTCAGGGTGGCCTTCTTTGGACCCCGAACCTCCAGGGCAAGCCTGCCGATCTCCTAGGCAAGCCCGTCTATGTATCGCCCTACGTCGACAACGATACCATCTGGTATGGCGATCCCAAGGAGTTCGTGATTGGCGACCGTGGCGCAATGGAGATCTTCCCGATGAACGAGCGCTACGGAGAGCAGGGTATCCACGCCTTCCGGCTAACCTCGTTCACGGACTCGGCCGTCCGCAACGAGAACGCAATGGGCGTCGCTAAACTCAGCTGAAACCGATGAAGAAATGCAGGGTAATCAAGCCCTTCGTTTCTTCTGAGGTTGTAGGGAGGGTTGGCAAGACGCTGACCCTCCCTCTCGACCTTGCCGAAAAGCTACTCGCTAGGGGATTCATCGAATTCTTGGTAGAGGAAACGAAGGACACAAGCAATGCTGAACCTGACGCTGAAAGACCTAAAACTTCATCTTCGGCTCGACGAAGACAATCACGAGGAAGACGAGTACCTCGCAAGTCTTCTGGAGACAGCGAAGGCCACTCTGGAGAATGAGTGTCGCCGCAAGTTCGACGACGCCATTCCTCCCCCGATTCGTCATGCGGCTCTTTTGATGATTGGTCACTTCTACGAAAACCGCGAGGCAACCTCTGACCGCACCCTGACCGAGCTACCGTTCGCCGTGAGAAGCCTTATTGCCCCGTATCGGAGGCTGGTCCAATGAGAGCAGGGGAACTCGATACGAGGGTCACTTTCGAGGCTCCCAGCCGCTCCTACAGCCCGGATCGAACGGTCCAGACTAGCTGGAGTCCCGTAGCTCGCGCTTGGGCGTCTGTGCGCCTTCTACGGGGTTCCGAGCGGTTCCAGGCAGCCAAGAACACTTCGGTTGAGAGCGGTTCTCTCTGGATCCGTTGGCGTCATGTAGATCCGTCTTGGCGAGTCGTCATGCACGGCAAGCCGTACAAGATCGTAGGACTCTCTCCCATCGGTCGGAAAAAGGGTCTGGAGATCGCGATCGAGTCTTATGGCGATTGACTTAATAAAGGGCTTCAAGCAGTTCGCAGCGCAAATCGACGATCTCAACCGTAACATCGACGCCCAGATCCTCCGCAACGCTCTTCGAGCGGGCGGCATCGTTTTCCGAGAAGCAATTCGCGAGAACATCAAGACTCTGCCCCTCTCCGACGATGCCAAGCGAACTCTCCGCAGAGGACTCTTCCTCAAGGTGGATCGCACAAAAGACCGTCAGAGCGTCGTTGCCGAACTTCGCTTCAAAGTAAATCGCCCCCCAAGGTCGAAGAAGGGCGCAGAAGGCAAGGCAGTCTCGGTCAAGGTCGGAGACCCGTATTGGTGGCATTGGGTCGAATACGGGACCGCAACCAGAACCACTCGGAGGGGCTGGGCCAGGGGCTCAGTCAAGCCGCATCCGTTCGTCGAGCCTGCGATCCGCAAAGCGGAGGAAAAAGCCTACAACGCCATTCGCGACAAAATCGATGAAGAAATCGAGAAGCGGATCCTCGGAGGCTAGTGATGATTGAGCAAGCAATTGGCGAGGCACTTCTAGCACAAGAAGACATTGCCTCCATCGTAGGCGATAGGATCATCCTCGGCGGAATGCCGGAAGAGTTCCCCTATCCGTGCATCATTATGCTCCTTGTTTCCGAACGCGCCTGGCAAGTGAATCAGGGCAGAACCAATCAACGAGATGCAGTTGTCCGCCTCGACTTCTACGGGGACGATTACGCTACGGTTCGGACTCTACTTGAGGCAGCGCGCTCCGTCCTAGTTTCCGAGGTTATCGATACCTCAAAAGTGTTCGCCGGACCCTTCATCGAGGAGAACGCAACGTTCCTTGCGCCTCAAGATCCCGATGAACTCTGGCACTCAGTTCTAGACCTTTCTTTTACCTATTCCCTGAAGGGGTAATGCTCATGGCATTTCAGACTTATACCTACACTGCCGACACAGATTTTTCGAATGCTCCTCAGCTACAAATTAAGAGCGGAGAAAGCTTCATTCCCGTGGGAGACATTGTTTCGATGGCTCCTCCGGTAGGGTTCGAAACGAACGTGGTTGAGGTAACTCACCTTGCGTCGCCCAATGGAACGCGTGAGTTTGCCCCTGGTCGCCCGAACCCAGTTACGCTTACCGCGACTATCGGCTATTCGCTTGGCTCCCCTGGATTTCAGGCGATCCAGAACGCCAAAGGCACGACAACCGAGTTCAAGGTTGCCTACTCAGGTTCCGCAGTCGAGCACAGCTTCTCGGCTATCGTCATGAGCTTCCAGCCGTCTGAAGTCTCGGTTGACGGCGGCCGCTGGCAAGGAACTCTTACGCTCCAACTCACGACTGAGGTTTCCGAAAACTAATCATGATGCAGTCGGTCAGAGTCGAGATCGGTGGTAAAGAGCGAACCCTACGATACGGCTTCCGCGAGCTACGATGGGTAGAGGAGCAGACCGGCTTCTCGTTTCTGACGGGAGCGGTAGGCCATGTTCCCGTCAATTCCTTGAGCTTCTTCTTGGTGCTCCTGACCGCTGGGCTGATGAGGGATGGTAGTCCCTCACTCGCCGAGGTAGAGGCCATGCTTGACTCGTTATCCGAGGAAGACTTCGTGCGAGTCGAACAGGCAATGCGGGAGGCCCTCGACAAGTCGGTTCTCTCCCCCAAGAAAGCAGCCGAGGGAAACCCTCAGTAGGCTCCTCCCAACCTTATTCGTGGGAGGAGCTATGGGCTATCGGCCGCGTCGATCTGGGACTTAGCGACGAGGAGTTCTGGAATCTAACCCCCAGGAGCTTCTTCGTCCTGCTCGAACGCAAGGAGGAGCTGGAGAGGCGGCAGGATGAACGATTCGCCGTAGCGGTTTTCTGGCTGCTACAACCCCATCTCCAAAGGAACTCCCGCCTCAGGCCGGAGGACATCTATCCCACCCTGAAGCCTCCGCCTCCGAAGCCTGCCAAAGGTCGGGAAATCTTCGATATTTTCGCTGGACTAGCACATGGCAAGACAGCTTAGCGCCCTGGTTCTGCCGATTCGGGCGGACACGCAAGGGTTCCGAAAAGAATTGCTCGCCGCCCGTGGCGTTGCAGCCCGCGAGACGGCAACGATCGCTCAATCAGTTGAGCAGATTGGCAAAGCATTTGCCAAGCGGCGGGACGACATCAAAACCGTCTCGAACGAAATTCTCCGGTTTGGAAGAGATGCCACAGGAGCACTCGGCAACGTGTCCCCCGTTGTTGATACGCTCCTTGGCGCGTTTCAGTCCGGCGGACCGCTAGTTGCCGGGATCGCCGCAGTCGGAACCGGGCTTGGTCTCGCCATCGCCAAGATCAAGGAGATGCGCGAGGAGGCGCAGAAGCTGGAGGCTCTCGAAATCGTTACCGGCATCACCAAGCAGCAAGTTGACGACCTCCGCAAGGCACTATCCGATGCAGGGGTCAGCCTCTCCCGAATTGATGCCGCAAACCTCGCCAGAATCGCGCAGGAGGCGAGGATCTCCCATGAGCAGATCGTAGCTAACGCTACCGCAATCAAGGCGCTCGCTACCCTGGACGGAATCTCGTTCAACAATGCTGCGCAGAAATTCTTCGAGGAGTTGAAGACCGAAGCTGTATCGGCTCAGGAGGCAATCGACGCCATCCATGAGGCTATCTCTGGTCTTGGTGGCTCGGATCCAGTTCTGGCGCGCGGCGAAAAAGAGATCCAGAAACTACAGGAGGAGCAGCGCAAGTTCCGCGAAGAGGAATACGAGACCGCTAGACTCAGAGCCGTTGAAGCCGAACGAGAGTGGCGGTTCACGAAAAACGCTACAGAGGAGCAGTACAAAGCCTATATCGCCGCTCAGAAAGCCCTTCGCAACGCGCAAGAAAAACTCGATACCTACGACCAGGAGATTCAGAGGATCGAGAACCTCCTAGTCAAATACCAACTCGAAAAGGACGCCTCCGAACAAGCCAAGAAGGCTGAGCAAGACCGCGCAAAAGCCTCCGAGAAGGCGAAGAAAGCAGCCGAGGAGGCCGCAGCAAGGGAGATGCAGTCCATCGAGACCGCCATCAACGCGGCTAAAGCGCGGAAGGACTACGAAGCCGTCATCAATCTTGAACTTGAGAAGCGGCTAAAGGTTCTCGACAGCCTCTCAAGGAAGAACCTCATCTCGGAGGAAGACCTCGAAACCGAGCGCACCCTAGCGATCCAGGATGCCGAGAAGCAGCGAGAACAACTCCGCGCTAACCGCTTGCAACGCGAATGGGAGCTAGAAATCGCTCACAAGCAGCGTCTTGCTTCGCTGACTGCGACTCGCGTTGATGATTTAGAGGTTGAGCTGGAGCGAGAGCTTCGCGCAATCGATCAGAAGCTCAAGGACGAAGTTTTTTCCGTCCAGCAAGCCGAGCAGGAGAAAGCCCGTATCCGGGAGCACTTTGCAGCGCTTCGGGAGCAGGCTGAGCAGGAAGAGGCCAAGGCAACAAAAGAAAAGCGCGACCAAGAGCTGGCCAATGCGTACAACGTCGGGTTCTCCGCTGCCGCCGCCATGACCCAGGGCATCGCCGAAGGAATGAAGACGGGCGAGGCCAAGCACGTCATACGAGGGCTGTTCGGCGTCCTTTCTATTGTTGGCGGCATCATCGGAGGGCCAGCCGTGGGCGCTGCGCTCTCGGGCTTCACGAACTTGTTCGCGGGCTTTTTCTCGGAAGGCGGTTACGTCAATGGCCCCCGCTCCTCGAAGCGCGACAACCTCATTGCGCGCGTAGAAGCAGGGGAATTCGTGGTCAATCGCGAGGCTACCTCACGACATCGAGCCCTCCTGGAGGCGATCAACTCTGGCAGCCTGTCCTTTGCGGGCGCTTTTGCTTCTGGCGGTTATGTCGGAAGCTCGCCCGCCGCTCCTGCCGTAGGGAATACGACCAACATTTACGTTGCAGCCCTAGACCCGAAGCAAACCGCTGACGTTCTGGCACATCGCCTGGAACCTGCGCAGGTTCGGCGCGGAATGACCCGCCAAGATGAGGCCCTTATGGCGACGATTCGAACGCGAATCAATCGCCGCACAGGGAGAAACCGCTAATGCTGTTCCTTCCGGTATCGAAAAACATCTTCCAGACGGGAACATGGAATTTCCCACCTAACCAGGGCAAGCCCGCCGCTCTATACGACGGTTTCGCCTCAAAGAAGGTCACGTATTACGGCAACAGCTTCCAGTTCAGTGTCTCTTTCAACTGGGGCGAGACAGCAACTCTCATTGCGATCGCCGGATATACGGTCAATCGGACGCTAACAGTTGCCGAGTTCCGAGGGCAGACCGGACAGTCATCATGGGGGCCATACATCCCCCTAACGATCGATGGCACAACCGCATATGGAATCCTCCCGGCAGGCACCTACACTGCCTATGGCCTCCGGCTCCAAGCGGGAGTTTCCGGTACGGAGATGAAGTTTGGAGAAATCATGATCGGAAGCCCCTTCGAGGCGCCGGAGCCCTACAATCTGACCGTCAAATCCTCCACTCCCACAATCATCAATGGGGATTTCGCAGTCCAGGTTGGGATGCCTCTCCAGACTTTGACGCTGGATTTTCGCCCGCAGGATTCAAGGGCGATCTTTGAGATGATCCGCAACGTAGGTTCGGAGGCTGGCCTCCTGGTCGTTGACAACCGTCCCTATTTCGGACGTTTCGGCCCTGAAGTCTCATACACGCGCACGACCGAGCACAACTACTTCGAGGGGATCTCCCTTACTTTCAATGAAATGGAGGGCAAGTCCATATGGCAATGAGACCCATTCTTGGCCCGGATGGAAAACCCTTCCACGCAGTACCGCGGCAGCTAATCACCCCAGGGGTAGTCAACGCCATCGCAGACTGGGCGGAGAATGTCCGAACAAACATGCTGGGAGAGCACGATGCCAACGGCGTTCACGCCCCATTTCAGTTCCCCAAGGCGGCTATTTGGCTTATGGACATGACGCAAGATGACTGCTTCCATCCCGCCTCAGTTATCGGGACGGCTCCTGCATCTGAGAGCTGCAAGTATACTGTGAGAAACGTGGTTTCCACGGTAATTGTGGGCGTTTTGGAATTCTTCGATGGACTTCCAGGCGAAATGATTATCCTGAATTCGGACTTTCACACCCATAACTTACCTCAGCCGCCCTACGACCCATACCGAATAGTCCGAATTCTTTCGCAAACTGAAGTAGAGCTAACCGTTCCCAGGCGTGCCACTTCGGTTGGAGTTTTGGTGTATTAGCATGAAACAGCCGCTTTCCAAATCACTCTTTCAGCTTGGCAAAACTCTTTCGTCGGGACGATGGAACTCTTTCGTCGATGCAACCGACGCCATGGCTCGTGCTTGGCATCATGAGCATCCTGACGGCTTTTTCCACAGGGCACCCAGAATCGAAAAAGCTGCCTGCTATTTGGTGATTGACGGCGGCGACTGGAACGTCAAGAACCAGTACAACGTCGAGCTCCTATCCTCGACGGATACGGGAACCGTTTCAGTTCTCGAATTCAAGCTGGCGCCGATGTTCCTCTCGAAGAACGACTATTCCGTTGTCGCCGTCACAGGAGTTGGAGCGCCAGCTTTGCTTGTTCAGAGAACCAAAGCTCCTGACTATTTCGTTCTGAATGCGCCCAGCCCCAGCTTCTACGCGAACCTCGATTGGCTCGCAGTCATTGTCTACGGGAGACGCAATCAATGATCGACCCCAAGCTTACCTCCCTTAAGATTGGAGATGGAGAGATCGTGTCCGTTGAAGCTCTGCACGAGGGAATCGATCTCTTCAACGATTTCCGAAACGCGATGCTTGCCCAGCATCGCTTCGGAAAGGCGGGACTCGTTCATCCATCGCCTTTGTTCGCAGAAGCGGTTGCGTATCTTACGGTGGATATCCCCGGCAACCTTGCGGATTCGTCTCCAAATCTGACGACTCACTGGGCAGAGGGTTTTACATCCAACCCACGGTTCCGCTTCCAGGACTTCTGGGCAACGATCGAATGGGAGGTTGAACGAAAGGGTCCCCAGCTGATCAACGTTGGATTCGAATGGGCAACCGCGCAATACCCGTACGATTTTTATTGGGATATTCGTTGGCGAGCCTCCGGTATCGGCGGCAAGGGCAAGCTCGAAATTGCTACTGAGAATCGCGTTGAAGAAGGGCGAGGCGATCGCCGCCGTGCAACCGCGCAGGATATTCGAGGAATCCTAATCGTTGTGAGGACTTTTTGATGCGCTCAGTATGGACGCTAGAGGGCCAGATTCGCGGAACTATATACAAGTTCTCGACCGCCCCAATGGACGGGTTCGATCCCGTGCTAGCCGAGCCTCCCGGAAACTTCACCTATGGGCTCTCCGACACAGTAGGCGCCATTGAGCGGCTGGACGTTCAGGTCACACTCATAAATGACGGTAGGTTCGACGAACTTGCGATGGGCAGTTCCGGTGGTTTCATCGATTTCGAGGGACCGTCGTTCCGAGATTTCAAGGGGCAGATCTGCCGCTACACAGCCGAGGGCGTACAAGTCAGGATGACTCCTCCGCTACGCGTTTCCGCAATCGACGTAGAGGTTGGGACCATTACTCTTACGCTGCAGGCTCTAGAGCAGGGCGTTCTTGGCCCCTCCTCCAAGCTCTCGACGGTTTCGCAATGGCGGAATAGCACCATCTACCGGCGATGGTCTCATCCGCGCCTATCGCAGATTCTCAACATTCCGCAAGCGGATCTTGCTGGGTTCTTCCAGGCGCTGATTGACGCCTCGAACGACGAAATCATCCCCTGGCTCTACGGTCCGCAGGTTGTAGAGCTGAAGCCCATTTCGAGCGATGGGGTCTGGCAGATTGCGGGGATCATCGATCCGGGCACTTCGAGCACCATGATCGTTGGGGGCCAGTACCTCACCTACTACCGCGCTAGCGGAACCCTAACCTCTGCCGACGACTCCCCCTTAGCTCTTGTGGTTGCATCTCATGACTACGAGGGAGATCTCCTGGTCTTCTATGTGCCAGGGGGTAAGGATACAGAGCTTCTGGTCGATCTAGCTTTCCGCGAGGAGAATCCCGTCACCATCATTGGGCGGATCCTCGACGATCACGCTGCCCCTGGATCCTACGACGTGGCATCGCTAGAAGCAGCTAAGTCGTCCGCTGTTCGGCTTGAGGGCGTGGTTGCTGGTCAATATGGGGACGCTGCCTCCATCGAGGAAATCCTTGCGGCAATCGCGCCTATCGCGGGAATCGAGGCGTATCTAGGGATTGACGGTAAACTACATTTTGTAAGCCTACCGGAGAACCCTACTCCTACAGCCCACATTGACCCCTACGACATCTATCCGTCAGGGACAGACCGAATCCCAGCCGCTACCGCCTCGCTCGCCTCGAACCCTCCGCTCTACGGCTCAGTTGTAGGCAAGATCTCCATCGATTGGCCAGCCTGGAGCAAGGCGATTTATCCGCATGAGACCGGCAACGATCATCGTATCGTCTCGAACGCGGAAGGTGAGGTTCGGCTAGAGGGTGCCTGGATTCGACCAGACAAAGCGTCCGTGGCGTTGTCGGCGGCAACCGAATGGTTTGGGTATCCAGTTCGGCTTGTGACGATTCCAACCCATATCTCAGTAATGGAATCGATTGAGCCTGGCTCCATCGTGACGTTCCAGGTTCCGACACTCCCAGGCTCCGAGCGGCGAATCGGCATTGTGAGGTTCATCGAGATTGCTCCGGCGGATGAGACAGCGTTCGTGACGGTCGGAGATCTTGGCTGGGAGGGGATGGTCAAGAACGGAGTCCTAGACTCGTTCCACAATTGGGTTCTGCTCCAGCCTCAGCCTGGCGAGACGATCACGCTCAACTTTGCCGCCGGAACAATTAGATTCTCCGAGAGCAAGTTCGATACCGATCTAATTGGACGGAACGTATGGGTCTTTGGCTCGCCGATCGCGTTCAACAACCGCTCTTACCTGATCGTTGGGCAGCCCAACGAGAATACATTAGCTGTGTCGCCACCTCCTCCGTTCAACTCTTCGTTCGTCGAGGATGGATCCCTCAAGGCGGTAGTCCTGAAGAACGCTGGGACTGACGATTATTCCTCGATTGAGGGTAAAATTGCCGCTTCGTCACAGCCATACTTCAAAAATGAGGAGCGAGCGTATCGTTTTTCGAGGTAGTTAAGAAAAACGACCTTCCAGTTTGGCGCAGAATCTAAGAACTCCACCCTGCCAAGGGGTCGGTAGCCGAGCACCACCATTTCGCCTTATAAAGCCTTCTAGACCCATTAGAATCGAAGTGAGGATTTTATGCGCGTTATTGCAGCATTTTTGGTCGCATTTTGCCTTCCTGTTCTGTCTCCAGCCGCCGTTGGCGTTGTAGGCAACGGAGCCGAGGTTACTTGCGGAACAAGCCCTACCGTAATGGACGATCCATCCATCGAGGATCGCTATACTCGAACGCTCCTTGCTTGCGTACCAGCTGGTAGCAATCACGTATTCGTCGGCGGAGAGGGAGTAACCGTTGGTAGTGGGCTTGAGATCGGCGGCGATATCCCGTGCTACCGTGTCACTCTTGCCCCAAACGCCAAGGTCTATTGCATCGCCTCGTCTCCCGCAAGGGTTAAGGTCCAGGAGTCGCGCTAATGCTTGCTGTTCTGCTTGCATTCGTTCTGGGTCAAATCGTTGGCCCTCTGCACATTGAGGAGGAAGAGGACGGTCCTCAAATCATTTTCGCAAGCACGAGGGACCAAGTATTTTACTGTGATTTCTCCTCCCCTGTATGCTCCGATGGGCGAGTAATCACCACCACTCGCTCCACCCCCGTGCCCTGCGAGACCTCACCCGGCGTTTGGGAGATGGTGCCGGAGAACACGGGCTGCTACTCGGTGCGGGGGCTGGAGAGCTGGGCGCAGAATACGAGCTATCTGTCGTACGGGGCCGATCTGACGAATACCGCGTGGCTCAAGCATGGCGGCATGTCAGTGGAGAAGGTTGGGTCGATATATCGTATTCGCCGAAATAAGGACAATACTGCAGCTGCGTTTGTATATCAGGAGACCGCCCCTGTCACCCAGCAGGAAACTTGGACGGCAGCATGCGTAATGCGAGCCGGGACGGCTACGGTGGCTCGGCTATCGGTGGACCGGGGAGCAGGATCTGGAATCGTCAATTTGACCTCCGAATGGCAGGTCTTTACGAGCACCAGGACTTTTGCGGTAGGTCGAGTGCCAGGTGTGAGCATAGGGCCAGAGTTTACCGCTGGGGACAGCTACATAGAGGTCGCCGGCTGCTGGCTCACCAAGTCCGACACCCCCGGCCGCCCGTGCTGGGGCGGTGAGGCGCCGGTTACCTGCGCCGCCGACCAGCACACCATCAGCACCGAGGGGTGGCCGACGGAGGAGGGGGAAGTGTCGGCTACCTTCACCATTCAGAGGACGCCTGGGCTTTTTCAACACATCCTCAACTCCCGCCGCGGGGGCTCAGGGAACGACGAGTTTGTACTGGAAATAAGAGACCTGGGAAGCGTCACGTTGCGAGGATGGGGAGGCCAACAGAATTCCGTCGAGACGGTGAGCTGGGAGAGCGGCAGGCCGTACCGCGTTCACGTGGCCTGGGGGCCCTGGGGCCGACGCGTGAAGCTTGACGGCGTGACGATCATGGAATCGTCCGAACCCACCGTCATGGGGGCGGGCGAGGTGATGCGCCTCGGGCACTCCAGCACCTTAACCCAACACCTCAACGGCACCATCTCCTCCCTCCGCATCAGGAGCACCCCATGACCTGCTTCCTCACCGTCCTCTACCTGGCGTGCGCGACCGCGCAGTCTCTACCTGGTGCCCCTGCTCCGGCGTGCGAGGATGCTCCGGTGGCCGTCCTCGCCCGCGTGCATGGTTCTCTTTTCGCCGAGGATGCCGAGCCCCCTTGGCTCTACGAGGTGGAGTCGGAGCGCATCCCCACCGAATGCGGCGAGCATCCCATCGAGCTCGTAGATGTCTCCTCCCGATATCCGACGTGCGTCGCCGGCCACGTCGAGCGCGTCGAGACCACCATCGGCGAGGGCGAGGAGGCTATCACCCTGCCCGCGAGGCCTCCGTATCTGGGCGTCTGCTGCACCCTAGGATGCCGCCTCGTCGGACCCGGCGAGCACATCCCCTATGGCACGCCCGCTGGATATCCAGAGGCCAGGGCGGAGAGGTACCGGGAGGCGCAGCCGTGAGTGCCACGATGCCCTGCCCCGCGTGCTGGGGGCGGCAGCAAACAGGCGCCCGCACTTGGGAGAACGGAACCAGCTACACAGCACTCGTTGAATGGGGCCATGGGGCGCCGCGTTCGCCTGAACGGAGAAACGGTTATCGAGTCGGCTGAACCCACCTCCATGGGATGGGGACCAACCATGACGCTTGGCTCGGATAACCGAGGGCTCCAGCAAATCAACGGCGCAATCGCTGAACTGATCGTCAAAGCCGAGTAGCGCCGAGAACGACCTTCCAGCCTGCCCCCTGTTCTGAGATCTTGAGTTCTCCAGGGGGCAACTAACCAAACGATAACCTTTCCGACCGTAGGGGCTCCCAGAGCCCTTCAAGGGCGGTTCTGCCCTGTTGGAGCAATAATGAACAGCAAACTACACACAAAACGAGTCTATCCCTACGCGACGGGGTCGCTTGACGTGCCCGGACAAAGGGGGTGGATTGATCCTGAGAACGCCATGGATCCAGAATCAGGTGAAGTTGCTAAATATGTCGGGCAGCCAGGATTAAGTTATGGTTATCAAAACTACCGGATGCGGCTCGAAATTCCTACCATGGCAAACATAGTTGCCGCCCGGTTGGTTGTTAGAGCGAGATTCGAATCTGTTGACGTAGATTCTTCTTCCATCTCACTCTACTCCTTTCATTATTTCGATGCAGACGGCTCTTTTCGAAATGAGAGGACCGATACCTCCGCCTATTTTGGGCATGAATGGACGACCGTTGTCGTTGACGTCACCTCTTTTGGGAACAGGCTGGTAAACACCTTCAACGACAAGAAATGGATCAGGGAGAATTTTTCGATTACTGTCCGAGCCAACAACGTCGGATCTATCAGCCCAGAGCCCACGACCATCTACGTCGACTACATCGCTCTCGAATTCGACTACACCCTTCCTGAGTTTCCCCTGCAAATGGATCTGAGGATCGAATGAGCGAGATAAAGACGATGCGGGTATATCCTACGAGGGCCGAGCGATTGGATGGCGTGCCTTCGGTCCATTGGCAGAACCCCGAAGCGGTAATTCTGCGAAATGGCATCGCGCGTCGAGAGATCGGGGCGGGGCGGAATCAGAGCACCCCAGGCTTTCAATCGTTCGTCTTCGAGACCACCGTGCCCACTTTTGCCAAGATCGTGGGTGGGCGAATGATTACGGACGCGCGGATCGCTGACGACACCGCACCGCGAATCCAAATTGCTCGTTACTCTTTTCGCTGGCTTGAGGGGCAGGCCCGCAGCAACTCATGGACGAACATCGCGCCGCGAAATTGGCATGGACCAACATTCGAGGTGGTGAAGGGAGAGTTCACTCCCCTCCTCGTCGACTTCTTCAACGGGAAGGCCATCAACGGTCCAACCTCTCCTGGGGTGCGAAATCTCTTCGAAGTCGAGATTCGACTCTACCGAGACGAGATTCTGCCTGTCGATTCATGGGCTGAGATTCGCGAGTTCGCATTTGAGTTCGACTACACCACCCCTCCTGCGCCTTGGAAGGGGCGAATCCACATTCAAGGAAAACCTATGCAAACGCAAGCAATCAAACAAGGTAGCAACCGCCCGTTCGTTCAGGTTTCGGTGACCGACGCGAACGGAGATCCGCTAGATCTTCGTGGCGCGACTCTTACTCTCAAAGCCGTTTCCTCTCAAAAGACCATTGAGGGGGAAGTCACCCTGACCGATGCCGCGAATGGTAAGGGCATCTATGAGTGGCGCGATGGGGATACGGATACCCCTGGAGTCTACCGCGTAGAGCTTACCTCTGAGTGGCTGGATGGATCGGTCGTGAAGATCCCCCATGACCGGATGATGCTGTTCGAGGTTGTACCCAGCTTATGATGCCGGAATACATCATCATTCACTGCTCAGACTCCAAGTACGGGAACGCTGCTCTAATCGACCAATGGCACAGAGAGAAGGGCTACAAGGGGATCGGCTACCATTTCGTGATCGGCAACGGAAACGGCTCCAAGGCGGGCGAGATTGAGTTTGGCAGGCCGACCAATCAGGTTGGAGCGCACGCCGTAGGATACAACAGCAACTCGATTGGGATTTGCCTAGTTGGTCCGCCGTTCCACCATGACCAGATTTTGGTTGCCGTTGCCCTAGTTCGGAAGCTCGCCAGGGAATACCGCATCCCCTACGAGAACGTTCTCGGCCATCGGGAGGTTCCGAGCGGCTCCTCGAAGGAATGTCCGATCGTCAGCATGGAGCTATTCCGAGAGGCGCTCATTGATGCGCCGAGGATTTTGGTCTAGCACCCTATTGCTTTTCCGGGCGTAGAAGGAGCTGAGCAAGGAGCGCTTCGAGCGTTTCAGGGGAGGTATCCATCCCCCAGTTTACCCCAGGAAGCTGACAGGATGCCCGGTTCGTCCAGAATCGATGATGTTCCTTCAGAACCCCTTACAGAATGGGCCTTCCATCCAGAATCGCTTACAGTCCAAATATTCCAACATGCCTGCTCTGCCTCTGGCTCTACGCCATGCACACTGAGCAGGCTTTTTCGTTGAGGCTCTAGAAGCGGAGATCGAAGAAGCCCCCAATCCCAGCTTAGGAAAGGGGGCTTTGGGCGCTGTAGGGGCAAGGAGGGGCTATCGGTCTCCGTCGTAATCGTGCATCAGCCGAATGACCCGGCCACGTCGCTTCTTGCTGGTCATCACGGCGATCCAGGCAGACCAATCGACCCTTGAGGGATCCATCCCTCTGGAGAGCTTGAGGGCGAGGATCTGAAGCTCTCCCTCTTGACCAGCGGCGGAAAGACGATGGCGCTTGCTCATGCCGACTTCCTAACCTGTGGAGAAGCCGCTAGAGCCCTTCTCACCGTCCTGACCGAGATCCCCAGGGAGGAGGCCACCTCAGCTTGAGTCCCACCCTTCAAGGCAGCCTTGCGGATCAGAGCGTAGGAATCGGCTGGAGTGAAATCCCAAGAAGATTCGAAGGTTAGAGAGTTCGTAAAACGGTCGGTCTGCTCCACCATATTGGACGACTCAAAGAACCCCTGGCCGCTCTGGTCAGGGGTTCCGTTCTTTTGGACGCCCGGTAGCGCCCAAAGCTGGAGGATTGCCTTCCCCTTCCTCGGATCTTCGGGGGAGGGCACCCAATCGATCACCTCGACGATCCCCTTAAGGAGCCGCCGGACCTCCTCCCGCTGCCCAGCCGTAAGCGCCTTATCAAGGGAGTAGGCAAGCTCCCGGTAGCCTGCCTCAATGATCGCCGCATTGAGGGTTCGGCTCTCAAGAGCTTGGACCCTGGTCTTCAAATCGAGAGTCCTAGCCTCCAAGTCCACTAGGGCGGCTTCCTCGACTGCTAGGCGGTCGGCAAGAGCCTTGGACCCCTGTCCCATGGCGATCGCGTCTACGAGGCGGTTGATGACCGCCCGCTTCTGTCCAAGGGCGTTCTTGGCGAGGTTCCAATCCTCCTTGAGCTTGGCGAGTTCGGCATCCTTCCCGGCATTCGCTCGCCTGACAGCATCTGCGATTCGCTCGCCAGACAAGGCGATTTGCCGGACTTCGTCCAGAACGAACTCCTCAACTACCTCGACCGGGATATCCCTCTGCTTGCAGCTTCCCGGCTTTTTCACTTTGTTCCGGCAAGAGTAGTAGTGATGGACGGCACCCGTCTTCGACGTACCAGAAACGACGCCATACATTCCGCCGCAGGGGCAGCGTAGGAGCGATTCGAGCAGGGGGATGATAGAGGAGGGGCGTCCCTTGGGAACCTCGACTCGATTGGCAGCTAGGATCTTTTGGGCGTCCCTGAACGTCTTTTCCTCGATGATCGGCCTCCAGTTGCAGGACACCTCTTCCCCCTCGTAGTCGCGCTTGGCGATATAGATCTTGTTCTGGAGGATCTGCGAAACCGCCTGGACGCGGAACGGAGAGCCATTCCTTGGCCGAACGATGTTGTGATCGTTCAACCACTTCGCAACCCCTCTGACCGTCCGAATTTCCAGGAATTTGCGGAAGATGAGCTTGACGATCTTCGCCTCTTCGGTGTTGATAGCCAGCGAAGTTCGGTCGGTAGGGTGCCGCTCATAGCCGAGGGGAATGACGCCCCCGAACCAAAGCCCCTCCCGCATTCGGTCATGGGTTTTACCCTTGATTCGCAAGCTCGTTTGCTCCCGCTCGTATTCCGCTAGGCTAAGCATAACCCTTAGCGTTAGTTTACCGCCAGGCGTAGATGTGTCGTAATGGTCATCGAGCGCCATAAAATCAACGCCATGGTCGGATAGCTCCCTCTGGATGTCGAAAAAATCCATCAGGGAGCGGGAGATCCGATCGATCCTAGTGACCACGACAAGATCGATTTTCCCTGCTCGCGAATCAGAAAGAAGGCGCTGCAACTGAGGACGATTGGTGTCCTTAGCTGAGCGCCCCTCTTCGCGGTATTCGATGATCTCCCAGGGAGGATTCCCAACCTCGGCTTCGTATTCCGCGCGGCGGCGGATCGCCCTTAACTGGGTATCGATGGAGGAGTCATGCTCCTTAAGCTGCATCACAGTTGAGACTCTGGCGTAAGCGGCGACGCGCAAGGGCCTCTGAACCTGTTCCTGTACCCTCTTCCTCACCATCGGCTTTCCCTCTGGGTTCGAGAACGGTCCCCATGCTACCGGAGGGGACGCCATCTAGCAAGTACGGCAAGAAGGGCTCCAGAGCCTCGGAAAAAGCCTCTAGGCGCTGTTCGGGCGAATGATGGGCTAGGGGGTGATGGGGGTTCGGAGAGAGGGTTCCAGGGGGTACGACCACAACCTCGATTTCCCAGCCGCGGATCCTCCGCCCTACTGATGAGCCCTCACTCATGATCTTGCTCCATGCTGATCCGAAGTTCGCGCGTTGCCTCTCGCATCGCGACAATGTGTTCTATCATCTCTCGCATGAGCACTCTCGATTGCTCAAGCGATTCGTCTATCTTATTGAGTGTGTCCCTCATTTCGGCAAAAATTACGTCAAGTTCCATCGATAGTCCCTCACCTCTGCTTGTTGGGATGCCAGGGGCACTGCTCCACCTCAAACCACCCAAACCTGAACCGGTAGCAAGTCGCCTCGCAAACATTATAGAAGTCTTTTTCATGGCCATTGCGATTGATCCCACATACCGGATCATAGACGTCATACTTGCAACCGCAGGTTGACGCGTCGAAATGCTCTCCCGGCTCAGGGTTTGACGGGATGCGGCGCGGCTCTTCCTCTTCCCCGCACGCCAGAATCGCCAAAACTGCAAAAAGTCCAATAATCCTCTTCATTTTGGTTCCTCCTACCTGGTTATGCTCCCGCTGACGAATGAGCCGGAGCGGTATTCACGCCCTCAAGATGCGCCCAGCTAGCGCCTCGAACGACAGCTGAGATCGTGGTCTGACCAACCCCAAACCTCTCGGCTAGCTCGCGCTGGGTCATCCCTTGTGCATATAGCGCACGAATCATCCGCACATCCTCTGCCGTCAGCTTCCGAGCGTGCTTCCTCCGATGACGTGCTTCCTCCGAGGACGTGCTTCCTCCGAGGACGTGCTTCCACGTTTTTCCTCGAATGATGCAGCTGATCGCATAGATAGAGACGCCGTAGCGGTCGGCTAGCTCTTGCTGGGTCAACTCCCCATATAGCGCCTTAATCTCCGCGACCTGCGCCTCGCTGAGCTTGCGCCGTGGACCATTCCGTCGAACGATTCGCCCTCGCTCTACTGCTTCGCGTACGTTCTTGGCCTGAGATGTGATCCGCAAGTGATTAGGATTGACGCACAGGGGTTGATCGCAGGAGTGGGCGCAGACCAAGCCCTTCGGAATCGCAACCTCGTTATCGATCATCCAGGCTACCCGATGGGCTCGCAGGGTCTTACGCTGGCCACCCCTGTTGATCGTGAATTGACCGTATCCCGTGGCAAATATCCCTCCGCGCCAGTACCAGCACTCATTTTGGCTGCTTACCTGTACTTTGGACCAGAATCGTTTTCGGACACCCTCGTCCTTCCAAAATTGCCAGTTCTCCATTTAGTTCAAATCTCCTCTGTAGTAGGGAAACGGGTTCATCTTCAGTTCGGGAAGCGGGAGGAGCCAACTCCTCGGCTCTTCGTCGGACTCCTCTTCCTGGTCTTTGCCGGACTCCTCTTCCTGGTCTTTGCCAAACTGAAAGCCGCTCAACTGCTCAAAACGGTTTGCCCAATACGGAATGAGCGAATGGTCTTTGATCCGATCCCGCATCGCATCGTCTAGCTCTTCCCGCGTGATTCCCGGACGCTCCAGGAGGAGGTTTGTAAGGTGCCGCTCGACGATGTAGGCGTTTTCCAGGTTCGAGGGCTCCCGCTCTTGGCAAGCTTCGCACTCTCCAATTTCGATCTTGGCGAGCTCGCCCCTGGCCTGGATAAGCTCAGTTTCGAGCGCCTTAAGCTGCCGCTCCAGCCGCGCGTTCTCCTCCAGAAGAACCAGGATGAGGGGTTCATCTGCCGCTTGGGTTAGCTGTTCCTCCGCCTTAGCCCTAGCTTCTTTCTCGGCACTTAGGGCTGAGGTTGAGGCGCTGAGGGCCTCCTTTAGGTTTGCTTCCCGCTCCCTTAACTCTGCCAGCTCAGCCCTCAGAGCCTCCAACTCCTTCGAGGGAGCAGGAGCCGCTACAGGGGCAGGGAGAGCGGTTGCCTGAGCTTCTGTAGCGTCAGAGGCTACAACCTCCCAGCAAAGCTGCTCCTTGCCGCCTACAAGCTCCCTGTAGGCTCTCAGGACCCCTTGCTTCTCTCCGAGTCGGTACACCTCAGCCAGGACAGGAACGGAAATCCCCAGCTTCTTGGCCGTGGCCTTCTGCCCTTCGTAGAAGTGGCCAGAGGAAGACTTCCTCTTGAAGCCTTCAATATAGGTGCAAAGCTCCTTGAGCTTGGCTTGACGATCAATGGAGGGGAAGCGATCCAGGGAGATCCTACGCTTCCCACCTTTTCGGCTGGAGAAGACCAGCCCTTGATCCGTCAAGGTGGAGAGAGCGCGCTTTACGCTTCTTTCGCTACAGCCAGCTTTTTCGGCTAGCTCCCTGTTGCTCAATGTGCAGAAGCCATGCTCCAGCGAATCCTTGATCGCTTGATACGTCGCCACTGTGGAAGGACTGAAAGTCTCTTCGATTGTCTGAATCGGATCACTCACTTGCTCAACTCCTCAAAAGGCATCAGGGAAATCTTCCGAGAACCGCCTTTCCTGGTTGTAAAAATCACTCCCTCTTTCTTCAGGATCGCAAGCGCGTTATTCACTGCACGGATTGACCATCCCGATTTCTCAGCAAGCTCAGCAGTGGAGAGCAGGCAAAGGCCATCCTCGCCAACGCTCTCCTTAATAACCTCATAGACAGCCCGCACAGACGGGCCAAAGAATACCCAGTTCATGTTTTTCTCCTTGCAGTTCATGTTTTTCTCCTTGGAGGGGAGGTAATCTCACCCTTCATCTCTCTTGTAGCGTGGGATCTGTATGAGGAACGAAGTTGTTCTCCCACCTACAGACAAGATTAACGCTCCCGATCGGCAACCATGCGGCTTCGCGCAAGAACCGTGCCAAACGTTAAACGTTGCCGGATTAGACCTAAGATACTTAGCGCGTTTCCTTTTTGTCTGTAGGAGCTGGACGGTTGGCCCTTTGACCTTCTGCAAATTGTGCAAAGGGCCATAGGGACATTTTGGAGGGTCAAAAGGACAGGGTTTGAGCTAGACCCCTCTAGCTCCCTACAGAAGCAAGAAGAGGAGCAGGTAGGTAAGCAAAGGGCCATAGCAAAGGGCCAAAGGGCCATAGCAAAGGGCCAAAGACCCATAGCAAAGGGCCAAAGGGCCATCGGTTGGCCCTCGCGCAAAGGGCCAAAGGGCCAAAGGGACAGAAGCAGGACAGCAAAGGGCCACATCCAGAGCCACCAAGGGGCCACCAAAGGGCCACCAAGGGGCCACTCCAAAGGGCCAATGTTGATTCTGGCTTGCAGACGGCTCTAGCCTACCTTTAGACGGCTTCTAGGGGCTCTCAGCGGCATGTCTTTCTTTTGACTATATGAAGAGAAGAGAAGAGAAGAAAAAAAAAGATCCTTTTAAGTTAAGCTTAAAGTTAAGCTTAAAGTTAAGTTCGTCAAAATCGGTCTCAGGAGATCAAGGGGCTTGAGATTGATCCTTCTGAAAGGATCTTTAAACTCAGCTCAAAGGGATCTGAAGCGACGAACGAGATCGTAGATCCAAGATCCCATTCTCCCTAATGTAACTCCAAATTGCAAATCATAAGGAGCTACCAGGGAGATCTCCGACTGTAGAAGCCGAGGTTCTGATTTTCATGTCCTAGGGAGACACTCCCTCAGATCCCCAAACTCATCTCCAAATTCCACTGATCTCAAAGAGAAAAACCTCCCTGAAGAAAAATTTAGATATCCGTAGGGAGATTCAAGTTTACCTCCCCCCAAGTTCCGCACACCCCCTCCAAGAATATCAATCAGAAGCCGTCTATTTTCCTCTCTATTCGGAGAACCCACCCTTCCCTAGGGGTAGGTAGCTCATCCATCGAGATCTCCGATTGTAGAGCCTCCTAGACGGCTTAACGTTCCGCCGTCCTATATTGAGTTTGGGGGAGGTGGGGTTCGGAACACCATCTCTCGCCATAATGTCACACTCCTCCTCTCCAATTCATAACGAGAACAGCAATCTTAAGTCTGTAACACAGCATCATTGAGGTATCACAGTGAATGACGTCACCCGCATCCTCACAGACCACGAGGAAAGAATCCGCGCTCTCGAAAAGCACAAGGAAGAGGTCGTACGAGTAGACAAGATCGAAACTCGCCTCCACGCTCTCGAACTCTCCTCATCAAAACTCGCCGGGAAAGTTGCTGGATACACAGGAGCCGTGACCACTCTCATCCAGCTACTATTTCGTTTTCTCGGATAACCATTTGGTCAAATCACTCGCTATATGAATCATGAAGAAAGATCAAAGGAGCTAGCTCCTTTCCCGAAGCCTTGCACTGCTCCCGGCTGCCATAGACTTACAACCTCTTACGATTCTCGTTGTGACCTTCACCCGCGCAAACGCCACCACAACCAAGAATCGAAAAAAGCGTCAGACGACCGAAGAGGCAGCGCGAGTAGCAGAGGCTACGACTGGCGCTGGAAAAAGCTCCGAGACGCTTATCTTGCCCAGAATCCCCTCTGCGAGCATTGCCTAGCCGATGGCAGGGTCACGATCGCCAACGAGGTTGACCACATCGTGGCGCTCAGAGACGGAGGAGCCAGACTCGACCCCAGCAACCTCCAGTCGCTCTGCATCGCTTGCCACAGAGCCAAGACCCAGAAGGAGATTCAGGCACGAAAAATTGCAGCCCGCCTAGGAGAACTCCTCTGAAGCAGAACCTCTGGTCTTCATCCTCTTCTTCTTTTCCGAACGATAATCTTAAGGGTAGGGGTTGAGCGCCCTTGCTTCAAAAGGAGTGTTTGTCCCTTCGACTCCTGCAAGGCAGCGCTCCCCCTTCCCGCCTATGTCTGATCTATCTCGCTTTGAAAAGCCTTGTACCTACACAGCCTGCCCAAAGCTGACGACTCGTAAAGATGGAAGGTGCGAGGAACACCCTCGACCCTTCTTCCGACGCAAGCCCAGAGAAGACAAGCGACCTAGCGCCTCTGAACGTGGATACAACTGGACGTGGTACAAACTCAGGAACAGCTACCTGAAGAAGAACCCTCTCTGTGAGCACTGCCTGAAGGAAGGCATTACAAAGCCTGCCTCTGAAGTGGATCACATCATTGCTCTGGTAGACGGGGGAGCAAGGCTTGACGCAAACAACTTGCAGTCGCTTTGCTTTCAGCACCACCGCTTGAAGACAAGACAAGATGCTATCAAGCGAGTGAACAGCCCTCCCAAACCTGACGTTCTGTTCGCTACAATTCCTGAAAAGGAGTAAGCAATCAATGGAACAGATCTGGAATGACGAGAAGCTAGAGGAACGTTTCTGGAGCAGGGTAGACATCCGCTCTCATGGTGAATGCTGGGAATGGCAAGGCCAGACCGCTGGGAATGGATACGGCTTCTTCAGACTGAATGGCAAGAAGCGTCCCGCCCACAGGGTTTCTTGGATGCTAACTAACCGGCAGCAAATCCCAACCGGAATGCACATCCTTCACTCGTGCGATCATCCGCCTTGCGTGAATCCCTCTCACCTTAGACTTGGCACGCATGCCGAGAATATGCGCGAGAAGGCAGCCAAGGGAAGAGCATCAGGCTCCCCTGTTCTCAGTCCGAAAGACGTTGAAAGAATCCGGCTGCTTTACGCTCTAGGCGGAGCAACACAACTGGATCTCTCTCGACAGTTCGGCGTTTCACAGTCCCAAATCTCACTTATCGTCAACGGCAAAGCATGGAAGAACGTGCCGATGCCGCCATCCCCCCGGCAGCCCCTAATACCCCCTCCCACCCCCGGGCAGGGGCCTTTCTAACCGACACCAGGGCCCTCTCTTTTTTTCGCGCGCCGGGAAATCGAACAATATTTTCACCTTTAGGATTTCGCTCCGAGACTTTCAATGAGCGCAGCTAATAGCGGCAGGAAACCGCAGACTGTTTCTACGATCGCTCCTGTCGGAAAAATGGAGCCGCCTGATTATCTGAACGAGGCAGAGCAGAAACATTTTCGCGACCTTGCAAATATTCTCGAAACCGAGAACAGAGCCAGTCCCTCTCACGTGCACATCGCGGCACTCGCTGCTCAGCGACTCCAAGAGATCATCGACCTAACCAAAGAATTAGATGGGCGGCACACTTACGAGACAGTAACGGAGCGCAGCCGAGAAGAACTGCATCGGCTTCACCCTGCATCCAAGCAGCGCAGCGAAGCAATGCGGCATCTCCAGTCTCTGCTAGCCGATCTCGGACTGACTCCCGTTGCTGCTCAGCGCCTGCTCAAAGAACAGAGGGAAATCGAAGAAGCGGAGAAGAATCCCTTCGCTGAGTTTGCCATTTGAACGCCATGCAATGCACAAACCGAAGAAGAATACCCTACACATCGCGGAGGAATACGCTAGAGACGTAGTCAAGCGCCGAATCCCCGCGGGCAAGTATCACATCCTCGCCTGCAAGAGATTTCTTGAGGATCTCCGCAAATGCCGCCGCAAGCGTCACCCTGATGGATGGGAATGGCGGTACGACGAGGAGGCTGCCGAGAAAGCGCATCGGTTCATTGAGCTTCTGCCGCATGTTGACGGAGAAAAGGCTAGACGCGGCGAACGGCTTCGGCTGGAGCCCTTCCAAGTATTCATTATCGCAAACCTCTTTGGTTTTGTCCATCGGGACACTGGGCTTCGACGGTTCTTTTTCGCTTACATCGAGATGCCCCGAGGCAACGGGAAGTCCTACCTCCTCTCCGCCATCGGGATCTACCTGGCATTCGTTGACGCTCCTCCTGGAGCCGAATCCTATTCCGCCGCAACCTCGCAAAAACAGGCGCGCATCATCTATGACACAGCCCGTCGCATCATCGATGCAGAGCCCAAGCTGAAGGAAGCTCTCGGCATTCAAACCTATCTGAAGGTCATTGAGCGGCCTTCCAAGGGCCAAACTTTCGAGCCCCTACCTGCCATCCCACGAGACGGGAAACGCCCGTTTGCAACGCTTGTGGACGAACTCCACGAGCATCCTGACGACCGCCTTTGGAACTCCCTTGCGCAGTCCATGGGTAAGATTCCAGGCAACTTGATGCTCGCCATCACTACGGCTGGGCTTTCGGTGCAGTCGTTCTGCTTCCGCTACCGGAGGGACATTTGCAGGATTCTGGAAGGGGAAGTTCGAGACGACCGCACATTCGGCATCATTTTCCACGCCGACGAAGACGACGATTGGACGTCCGAAGATGCAATTGCCAAGGCGAACCCTGGGCTTCATGTAACCGTTAGTCTCGACGCCATCTTAGCTGAGCGAGACAAAGCCCTTCGAGATCCGCACGCGGAATTTGTCTACAAAGCAAAGCGTCTTGGCATCTGGAGCAACGCCAAGTCCGGCTACTTCAACATTTCTTCATGGAACGATGGCGCCTACCCAGCCGATGATCTCCTGACCCCTGGCGTATGGCACCTTGGCGCTGACCTTGCCGCCAAGCAAGACCTCTGCGCCGTAGTAGCGGCGAAATACGAGAACGATAATCTATACGTATGGAGCCATTTCTTCTTGCCGGAGAGAACGGCTGAAAGAGTGGCGCACCTAATCCCCTACAAAGAATACGCGCGTCAAGGCTGGATCACCATTACCCCTGGCGCAGTCACCGACTTTGCTTTCGTAGAAAAATACATCGATGAACTCTATCGGAAACTTAAGGCAAAGGACGTGACGTTCGACCCGACCAACGCATCACAGCCAATGGTCAATCTGCGCAAGCGACGGCTCAATGTGATTGAGATTTCCTCCAAGATCCAACATATGTCGGAGCCCATGACTGAGCTGGGCAAACTGATTGCTGACGGAAGGGTCATTCACTCGGGTAACCCCATCATGACTGCGCACATCGCAAATACAAAAGCGTTCGTTGATGGAGGCGAACGGGTACGCCCTATACGCGATAAAAACGATCCTACCTCCAAGATCGATGGAACGGTTGCCCTCCTGAACGCGCTATCACGCATTATTGCAGACAATCTTCAGGCTGCCAAGGGCAGTCCCACTGTTAGGTTCATATGAGCATTTTTAGCCGCTTTCGCCGTGAGAAGCGGGAAACGTATGAGTTCCGCTCTCTAGACGGTCCGACACTTTTCGACGAGTTTTCGCCCTCAGTCAAGCACAAGCCCGAGAACGCGCTTGCATACGCGGCCGTTTGGGCGGCGGTTGATCGCCTTTCGTCTACGGTCGGAACGCTGCCAGTCACGCTCTACGTACGGACCACCAATGGAAAGGCGGAAGCAACCAATCACCCGCTCTATCGACTTCTCAGAATTGCCCCCAACCGCTTCCAAAGCGGGGTTGACTTCTTCACGTATTTGATGGTTTCGCTCCTTCTTCGAGGGAACGCATACGTCATCATTTATCGCAACAGGTACGGTCAGGTTTCGCAGCTAATGCCCGTCAACCCTGATCGCATCACCCCCAAGCTGTCCGAAGATAAGTCAGAACTACTTTTCTACCTCGACAACTCGCCTACTCCACTAGGCGAGGTTTGGCATACCATGGGGCTTTCGCTGGACGGGATGACTGGCGTTTCGCCTATCGAGTACGCGGCTAAGGTCATTGACGCTGGCGTTGCCGCCCAAGATGTTTCGGATGCGCTCACCCGTAACATTGCGCGTCCAAGCGGCATCCTCACCTCGCCTAATACCCTCGACGAACAGGAGTTGAAGGCCATCCAGAAGGCTTGGAACGCCAACTATTCAGGCAGGGGCCAGGGCAAAGTCGCGGTACTTGATAACGGACTAACCTTCACTCCGATCACAATCTCAACTGCTGACAAGCAGTATATCGAGCAGCGCCAGCTAAGCCGCGAGGATATTGCCGGAATTTTCTCCGTCCCGCTCTTCATGCTGGACGGGAAAGCCCCCTCTGGTCAAACCGAAGAGTTGTTCACCTATTTCTACACAACAGCAATTCGCCCCTGGCTGGAGCGGCTAGAGCGCAGTTTTGAACGGTGTGTTCTTCTGCCATCAGAGCAAGGAACCTACTACCTCAAGTTCAACGCGGACGCAATCATGAGAGCAAACCTAGCTACTCGAACTGCCGCGATTACACAGCAAATGTCGGCAGGGCTTCTGTCGGTAAACGAGGCAAGAGACCTTGAGGATCGACCTCCAGTGACGCACGGAAACACCTTCTATGCGCCCCTAAATCTTGCCCACATCGACGGAGGAACTGGCCAATTCCTTTACAACGGTCCGCAGAATCCAATTCCAACCCAAGGGGTTACACACAATGCACAAGAGTCCCAAACTGGAGAAGCGCTACCTTCCGGTTGAGCTTGTCGAAAATGAAGAACAGAAGCTCAAGCTAGGCGGTTACGCTCTCAAATGGAATGAGGTAGCCACTTCTCTACCCGATTTTCAAGAGCGATTCCTACCTGGCGCATTCACTGAGTTCTTGGCGACCGGGGAAGACGTTCGATGTTTTTTCAACCATGATACAGACAAACTCCTTGGTCGAACTGCATCCGGTACGCTTCGCCTATGGGAGGATGACGTTGGACTTGCCTACGAGCTTGACCTTCCGCCGACGCCCCTAGGCGAAGAGGTAGCTGCTCTAGTTGCTCGTGGCGATCTGCGAGGCGTCTCCGTTGGCTTCCGCGTTATTGACGAGTCTTTTGAGCAGACTAACGGAGTTCTGCTGCGCACGATTTCCAAGGCGGAACTATTCGAGATTTCCATCGCGATTGATCCCGTTTATGAAGGAACCTCGGTAGCCTTTCGCTCTTTGGATGCCGCACGCGACGAATTCCTCGCGTCGGCTGAGGAGGAGAACCGGAAGCGGCTTCAGAAACGTTTTGCCATTCGGCTCAAACTTCTGGAGCTAGCAGCCGAGCAATAATCTTATAAGCAGATTCACCAAACCCTTTTGACCTTTCTCATGTGCATGAGAGGAAACATTCATGAATCGCCGAAAAAAACTAGCCGAACTTCGCGCTAAGCGCGCAAACCTCCTTAAAGAGGCTCGCAGCCTTGAGGAGGCAGTAGACGTCCCCGCCGATGAACTTCAGGCAAAACAGGAGGCCATCATCGCAGAAA